CGCCACACTTTTCAGCTTTTGGTACAGTACAAGGTACTGTAACACAATTGGTTAGGCCGAGTTGAGTCGACCACTGCAGGAGACCACACGTTCCAACGCATTGGTCTTGTAGGGTGGAACAATCCCTCCCCAATCCATTTACCATTGCTAATTCACCCCTTAACGGGGTGGCAATTCAGTTACAATTAGTAAACCTTAATACTAACTAGTTAGTATTAAAATACAAACAGAAAGTTGGAGAATCGACTTGGCGGAGCGGCGTATACAGGCGGTACCACGCGGCTCAACTAGTTGAGCTTCATGTTGGTACCGAGGCTGGCTCAACTTTTACTCTAACTAGTTAGAGTAATTATGGTCGAAATGTAGAGATATGTATTAGAATGAAAGAAACTCTAGTGAGTTTCATTCTAATACATTATCTCATGTCAAACTTCAATTTTGCCGATTGCCGCAAGGCTGTCAACCAAGCCACCTTCCGTCCCACCGCAGAGCGCAAGGCCGCAGCCACGAAGCTTCTGCAAGAAGCTTTGGACTTCGTCGCTAACCTCGAAGAGGTTAAGGAGTCGAAAACACCAACAAAGCGTCGTCGTAAGACGACGAAGTCGAGGAAAGCTACTCCTCAGCAACGAGTTGCTGACCGTCAAGAGAAAGCCTTCCATGGGAAGGCTGACACTCCAGTCAAGCCTTCTCCGAAGGCTAAGACAGCTTCGGTCTCCGAAGCTAAGGCATCTCTTGCAGAGATGGAGGAGAAGCGGTCCTTGGCTAAAGCCAAGTCACCGAAAGCTCAGCTTGCGGCCAAGCGGAGGGCGGAGGCACAGGAGCGGAAGGCCGCCAAGGAGGCCGCTCAACCGAAGGTTGAGTCTACTGAAAGTGAAGCTCTGAAAGAGCTTCGGGAGCAGTTGACGGCTCTGACTCAGTGTGTAACACTGCTGATGAGTGCTGATGTTGCCTCTCCAGCTAACGAAGTTAGCTTGGAGGAAGCAGGAATCAAGTGATTCTTGCGGGGAGCGGGTGTGCTTGGGGGGGCGCACCCGTTACCCCTCTCTTTCTCTCCCCGTCAAATCCCTTGTAGTGTGAGTGTATATACTTTCTGAACGAAGTGAAGAAAGTATATACACGAACACACAAACACCGAAGTCGAATGAAAAACCTTTCATGTACGAAAGCACGCAAGATTATGCGAGCCAACCTTCGCCATTGGTGGTCGGAGGCTACTGACGCGGAGCGTGAACACGGACGTTCGTGGTACGCTGAAGCTCAGGACTTTGCGAAGCAACTCTCTCAAGAGTTCAATGTCAGTCGTGAGGTTGCGGCGGGCGTCGTGAGTGCGTTGTCACCGAACAATCGGTGGGAGAGAAACAAGGCTGATGCAAAGTCAGTGCTTCGTGCGGTGCGTGACGGGATCGAGTGCGCGGACGTGAAGGTCTGCACTTACGATGCCAACAAGCGCAAGGCTTTCGAGATTGCCAAAGGCAACCAACGGATTTTGAAGCAGTCTCCCAAGACGTATGCGTTTGCACGTAACGTAGGCGAGATGGATGAGAACTTCGTGACCATCGACAAGTGGCATCTTCGGGCCTGTCAGACGACAGCCAAGTCACCTCGCAGGTGCAGGGAGGTGTGTACGCCACGTCAGTACGAGATGCTCCAATCTGACTGCCTTGCAGTAGCGCGTGAGATGGGTGTGAGTGGGCACGTGTTGCAGGCCACCATTTGGCTGACGATTCGGGACCGATGGAGCTAATGTAGTGTGAGTGTGTATCACCTTCCTGAACGAAGTGAAGGAAGTGATACACACGAACACACTAACCAACTGGAAATTCAACATCAAAATTCAATCATGTCAAACGTTTCAGACATCATCGATTCAGTCATTCACTCAGGATTCATGACAAGTATAGACGTGTACAGGGTGCTAGGCGACGACCCTGATGCAAGGCGGTACATCCTCGACTACCACTTGGATGAAGAACTCGAAGAGTACTTAATGTCCAAGGCGATTGAGGCCGCTCTCTCATCATCACCTGACAAGCCCCCATACTGACACTACAGGCACACTGACGAGTCCTGAATGGACGAAACACCACTTTAGTGGTGTCTGTGTCAAACCTTTAATTCATCTACGATGACAAACGACCTCATGGTTATGCGCTACCTGAAAGTGCAGAGCGGCAACGGATTCTCCGTTGACAAGTACCTCAACGACTACTTCCCCACACGGGAGGCGTATGCAGTGGGCGGGGCGTCCGACTCATGCGAATGCGTGTACAACGACGACTTGTCTTTCAACAAGTTCAAGAGCATCATGGACTTGAAAATCGAGTTCATGATGCGTCAGCCCGACACGACCATGCAGGTAATCGGTGCATGGGTGAACTGGGGAGGGGATGCCTTCATCGAAGTCTCCGACATCGTGTTCGACCGCGAGGAGGCAATCGCCTTGGGTGTGGAGCGCGGAGAGGATTCCATCTGGGACTTCAAGAACAACTGCGAAATCAAGATGCCATGAACAAATACAAATGTATTTGGAGGAGCGAATCCTCCCCTGAGTATGTGTGGGAGTGGACTATGAATTTCGAATCTTCAGATTCGGCTCTTGAGTGGGCCACTAATCGACACCCACAAGCACACTGCATCGGTGTGTTCCGTGTACCTGATGACGCCCCCGTAGGTAGCGGGAGGCGTAACATGAGCGACGGGAAATCCCAGCCATGGAACTACGACAGACTGTCAAGCTACAAGGCTTACTCACTGTGAATCAACCATTTAACCCAACTCAAATGAACAAACGATTGAACTACGCGTTCCTTGCGTTCCTTGCGTGGATGGCTACGCTTGCATTGATTGCCGTCCTCCACCACTAAATAGAGAGTGTTAGTATATATACTCTCTGAACGTAGTGAAGAGAGTATATATACAACACCTCTCAATGTCAAACTTCAAAACTCAATCATCATGTCAAACGTTTCAGACATCATCGATTCCGTCATCCAATCAGGCTACATGACAAGTGTAGATGTATACAGGGTACTTGGCCACGAACCCGCCGAAAAGCGGTACATCCTCAAGCACCATCTAGACGAAGAGCTGGAGTTTTATCTCGCAGAGACGATTGGGTATGACCCCAGCATCCACAGACTTCGGGTTGACGAAGAAGGTAACATCTCATTCTAACGCCACAGGTACACTGATGAGCCTTGAATAGGCGAAACCCCTTACGGGGTCTGTATCAAACTTCAAACCTTTTCCACAATGGTAAAAGACAATTTCTTCGACAGACCTGTCGGTGCGGCAGTGCTGTTCCTCAACAACTTCCATCACGGGAAGCATCTCAACGACCTGAATCGGTGCGCTCGGCTTGTGCCTGATGACGTCAGGGGCATGGCCTCCTTGCTTGCAAGGTCACCCGAAGCCCACGACTCAACAGCGAAGCTCGTAATCGACACTCTTATCTCATGGGCTGACGAAGCCGAAAACTCTGAATCATGAACAGCAAAGAAATCTTCAACATCGTAGTAGAACTCTCCCGTATGCAAGAGGCAGAGCTTGTCAAGCACAACAAGTCCCTTGCGGAGCAGTTGTCCAACACCAAACCGAAAGAACAATGACACAAGAACAATGCGAACGTGCAGTGAAAGAACTGCAAGATGCGGGTTACTACGCATCCTATGTGATGGGTGCGCCTGACGACCATGGCGTATGGATTGAGGTGTGGAATGGCGACCTCAGCGGATGCATCGAGTTCCGCCTCCACGACGAAGAGGTTGAGTGGTGGGCATCTAACACAACAGGCAAATGACACAATACGAACGACTTTCCCTGCGACAAACCCACTGCGGTGGCTTCGAACGAGCACTCATCGAGGCATGGTTTAGAGCAGACAGAACAAACAAGCAAATCCTCGAAGAGGCATTCAAAAACACACAATTTGATTTGACATGAAAGACACTAAAGACATGACGAACGACGAGTTCATGACACACCTCATGACTGGGTATAGCAAGCACGGTGCACTCGTGCAGATGGTCATCCTCGGATGCCTACAAAATGGACTCGACCAATACATCGAGAACAAGGATGAAATCCTTGCGGACTACAAAGCAAACTGCGAAGCTGGCAAGTTCTCCTTCGTAAACATGGAGGCATGGGTGGCGTGCTGTGAAGAAACCAAGCAACGAATCGAAGAAAAGTACTCATGAAATTAACACTCGGACACAATCAAGTAGCCATCCTCGACTACTCAACACGAGAGGTGGACATCATCACCATCGTCAACCTCGATGACGTCGAGGATTTGGAATCAACACTATACGAACTTGGGTACAACCCATCTGAAATCTCATACATGACATGAAAAATTCTAATGTATGCCCTACTTGCAACAGCAAGAACTTGTCTTACAAATCGATTGTAATGCTTGGTGACGACGAGTGCTACTACCCCGCGTGGTGCGAAGACTGCAATACATCATTCGAATCTTGGTACAAGATGACTTTCGAAGGCAACTTTAATATAGAGAAATGAACAAGACAGGAATGTTTAACATCATCATCGAACTATCCCGTATGCAAGGGCAGGCAATCGATCGAGTGCTTGCAGGTATGGATAGCAACGAACAGAAACCTAAAGAATCAAAGGATTTGGTTGATTGAAGTTTGACCATCGAGGGGGAGACGTGAAACGTCACGCCTTTCCCTCACCTTCCTTCAAGGGAGCGCAGTCGGTGCGTGCATTGGGTTTTATTGGTTTACCAATGTAGTTGTGTTCGAATCACAACCTCCTTTCTGTTAGTCGGCGGACGTTAAACGCATATTTAACAAGTGGCTCTGAATCCTATCAGGTGTGGATGCGGACAGAGCCGAGATATATTCCACACGCCCCGATACCTTGTGGGGTAATACGCATCAAGGGAGAGTGCAGGCAAGGAGAGCAATGCCACTGAACGGGTGACACTAAGACGTTCAGGCTCCACCTGCACTCGATACATGGCAGTGACACTGGCGATGGAGGCATCGCGTTGGTGTGTACACGGCAATAGCCTCTCCTTCCACCCTTTGCCGAGGGCTTATGGCAACGAGAGTGAGACCATGTGGTGGTTCGACTCCACCCTCTGCTACTTAGTATCTCTTACTATACACCCTCTTCATTTATGAAGAGTGTATAGTTAGAGAGACTTATACGACTCAACATTTTCAAACTTCAATTCAATCAGCATGAAACAATATGCAGTAATCCACGCTGTCGCAGGACTCTTCGAAGGGTACTCCGACACTACCTGTGAGTTCTTCCCTACAAGGGAGGACGCAGAGAAACACATCAAGCAACTCATTGACACCTACCGAGAGGATGAGATGTGTGTCAACATCGACCAAAGCGGTGACATGATGCACACCTTTGTCACTATGACCCGTGAGTACGACGACTACCACGCTTGCGTCCCATCTGACATGGAGCATGACGATTGGGTGGCAGAGAATGGTGACGACTGCTCTGTCGAGGTGTTCCGCATCATCGAGGTCGATATGTCCAACCGCAGTGACTCCACCGAGTCATGTTGGTTGACGTGGGACCAACAGAACACTACCCAAGCATGGGACTACCACCCCTTGTGTTTGTCCTTGGTGGCTCGTGTATCAAGCGACGTGATGGACAACGACCAGTCGGTTCACGGACTCGAACAACTAACCGACTTCATCTCCTCGGTGTACCACGGCAACCATGCCTTCATTGACGTTGACGACTACGTGATGCACGCTTTCCGTATTCCTAAACTCAAAGGCTCAGACAATTACGACCAACCCAAAGACGCCTCGTCAGAGTGAATGGACAATAACATTTCATTTGAATCAAGACAATGAATAACACAATCAACACGGCTCATGAACATCGACAACATCATCAAGTACGAAGCAGGCGAACTCAACGACGAGCAAACCCTGTGCCTTTTCTCCAACCTCATTCGATCGGGTGCGGTGTGGAGCTTGCAGGGCCACTACGGACGAACTGCACGAGCACTCATCGACGATGGGTGGTTGGACAACTACGGAATGTTCCAAGACAAATGCTACGATAACGGAATCCTTTAACTCAAACTTCAATACAATGCAATCAGCACAAGAATCTTTGGCCGAACTCCGTGCCGCCATCCGCTACTGCGAGAACGCCATCTCTGCGGCGGAATCAACAATCGAATCAATGGACTTTCGTCAACAACTTGCAAAACAACAAGCCATGAACAAACAAGAATCCACAGGACGTGAAGAGGCGCTGGCCAAGCGAGTTCGGGAACTCGAATACGACCTCACTGCCAAGACAGCCCAAGCCGGTGCTTGGAAGAAGGAGGCTGACGAACTCAAGAACAAGGTGCAGGGTCAGTACGACGACATCGTTATGCTCGAACGTGAGGTAGAACTGCTTCAAAGCACCATCAACGCCCTCGAACAACCAGAGCAACCAACTATGCCCGTCATCCCCAAGGCTGTTGCCATCGCCATCTTCCGCGAAGGTATCAAGCAGGGTGTTGACGACGCTTGCAATGAACTCCGAGGACAGACCATCGAAATCAGAGAGAACGAATACGTCGGTGACTTCGAGGTGTCCTTCTCACGAGAGCTTGACCTCGACGACGAGCTTGACCTCGACTGGGTGCGCGACAAAGTTGGGCAGTACGAAGAGTCCTTTGTGGTAGATGCACTCAAGGGATTGTGTGCAAGCAAGGAGTTCGAGTGTCGTATCCACGGCATCGACGACAATGACTGACGAATACATGGATGAGCTCATGCGCCGCATCGACAACAAGATGCAGGCGTATGAACTCTACCGCAGACCACAAGACAAGATGATTCTTGAGTGTATGGTTAAAGACTACGAATCCAAAATGAGATTAAAATTAAAAGAAAATGCGTAGGTACAAAGTTCGATTTCATCTAGCCAATGGAAAAGACTACATGAAATGGCAAGTGTTTGACCTGAAAAACAACCACAAAGAATATTATGACCCAGAAAAAAAATACTTAATTCTGCGTGATTGTAAGCTAGGCAATCACCCGTCAACAGCCAAGAAGATATACGAAGGAGCAAACAAAACAGTGTGCGCTTGGATAGAGTGCGAAAGTGTATCTGTTTATGATGAAGAACCAACCCAAGGGCTTCGAGGCAAGCAGCAATATAAATACAACCCAAAGAAAAATCCACACTGGTTCACAGACAAGATGCCCAATGTGGACGGAAGAAAATTCACAACTATTTACACAATCAACAAAAAAATATATGGCTAACTCACTATACTTTCTACACGCTTACTTTAAGAACGGACTATGGATGTTCGATGATGAATCTCGTGACATCAAAGAAGAACCATTCGTTGCTGGAGCTGACACAATGTTTGACCTCATGAGTGGTCGATGCATAGATGAAACCATTCTGGAGTGCGGAATCGTATTCGGCTCAACCCCTATCCCAAACTACGACATCAAAGTCAAGCTTGACAGGCCAGATGGATTTGATGGACACTACTACAATGTCGTGAAGTTCAACAACTACCCGTCCGTCGAGGGCTTTGAGTTCTGGCTATGCCCGGCACTGCTTGCATTCTTTGATGATGCTCCCGAAGAAATCTACGTCAAGGTACAATGAAGAAGCACAAAAGAACTGAACTAACGCACCCGAGAAATACACACTCAAAGAGATCTCGTAGGCGTAAGATGGAACGATTACTCGACAAGTTGTTCCCTTCAACAAAAAGTAAAAGCAATGAACTCGAAAGAAATAAGGAGCGCAATAGAAATCTGGACACCAAGTGAGGGGGATGAGGAATCACAAATCACAGCCTCTATCATGGCAGAAGCCGACCTAAATGAAATGGGGTCAAAGGGTTTTATGAATCGTAATTATTCAGAAATATCTTGGGATTTCATGAGTGTATGCGTAGATTCAAACTTCGAAAATATAAAGGACATATTAAATATTTGCGATGCGGAGCAAGCTCTAGACGAGCTAGGTCTTGGAGAAAATCAAGACAGGATAGACATGTCTAAAGTTATTGTGGCACTGCACAAAAATTACTTCAGGGGTATTAGCACGCTATGCTACTATTTAGAACTTTTTGAACACATAAAAAACTGCAATAATGAAAGAAAGGGATGAACGAATCGCACTTCTATTCGAGGTTCGAAGGACATACGAGGGGGCTGTTGGTTGTGAAATCAAGGACGCATCTCGTCTTCACGACTACGTAGAGCATCGTGTGGCACTATCCAATGCGTTGCGTCCATACGCAACGACAAAAGATATCGGACAATTATTCAATAAAGACCACTCCACTATAGTTCACTACTCAAAAGAGCACGAGCCAATGATGCACTACTATCCAAACTATGCGGCTAAATATATGACTGCCGTTAAGATTACAGAAGACCTTTCTGAGATGGCGGGAATTCTACCAATCATACGTTCATCAAGCAATAACATCCAGTCACAGATTCATTTGTATCTAAAGACCATCGCTGAATTACAGCGAAGAGTAAAAAAAATGCAGACTATAATTGCCGAACAGCAAACTAACTCTTAAATTTGCACACAATTCAATTCACTATCATGTCAAACTACAAGTTCAAAACCACAAACATCCGTGGTAAGCAGTACGTTGAGGTCAACGAACGCATCAAGTTCTTCCGTCAGGAGGAGCAGTACAAAAATTGGGGTGTTCGCACAGAGTTTCCAATCATTGATTCGGAGCAGTGCCTATGCCTGTGTACAATCACAACCCCTGACGGGCAGATCGTAGCTCAAGGGCACGCTCACGAAGAAAAATCATCCTCTAACATCAACAAAACAAGCTATGTCGAAAACTGCGAAACCTCAGCCGTCGGACGCGCTCTTGCATTTCTCGGAATCGGAATCGACACTTCAATTGCGTCAGCTAATGAAGTTGAAGATGCAATCGCAAAGCAACAAGCCATCGTCGACAATCCGCACGTTCAGACTCTCTCCAAGGCGTTGGATGCGCCAGTAGAAAACATCATGGATAAGGCAGTTGGGTACATCAAATCCCAAACAGACAAGCAAAAAGCCTTTAATTCAATCATGAAAAAATACAGTAGCCAGCTATCAGACAAGCAGGTAGAAGGCCTTAAGAAGTTTGTGCGATGAAAGAAGCATTAATGTTTACTGCGTCTCTAGTATTGCTTGTCTTTGCGTCTGCATATTATGTGGAGTGGCAGCATAGACGAAATGAAAGAAAAAAGAAAAAATGATTAGAGCGGAAGAAATAAGAGTTGCTCCAGAGGGATTAAGATTGCCTGACAATGGTAAGAGTGGCAAGGAGGGAAAGTTTGTCCCATGGAGTCTCATAAAAAAAACCAATGTAGGTAAGTGTGTCAAGAGATATGATGGTAGGAACAGGGATGTGAAATTTACAATCTACTATGTAGAAAAGGCTATCAAGGGTAATAAAATGCAGGCTACATTTAATACAGAGCGAGAAGCTTTGATTGCTATAGACATGTTTCTAATCAAGAACAACATGCCTCCAGAAAACATCTTAAAGAAAATCTGAAAATAAATATCAAGGCAATGAATCTAAGAAATAGTCTGCAGGAGCGTGTGGGCAAACCGCACCTCTCTTACTCTTCGCTCAAGTATGCCCTTGGGGATATGAAGTTGTGGGAGATGTACATGCGTGGACAGCTCAAGAAAGAATCCGAAGCCCTCACATTCGGAACTATGTACGACATGCTTTTGTTTGAGCCAGAAAAAGCTCGCTCCACATATGTCGTACTCGACGACGAGAAAATCCTCGGGCGGTGCTCTGAGAAGACTCAATCCATGAGGAAGCCGCAGATGACCACAGAGTACAAGACCATCGAGGCTCAAATGATTGATGAAATCAACGAGAAAAACCAAATATCCGTGCCTATTGAGGACTGGAAAAGGGCAGAAGAGATGATTCAGCGCCTGAAGGATTGCGGCCTGTACTACAAGCGTTTTGCGGGTGGTAAGTTTCAGGTAGAGTTTAATGTGGACTACAACGGAGTGCCCCTTAAGGGATTCTTAGACTGCCTTCAGGATGATTGCATCATCGACTCTAAATCATCTCGTTCAGTAAGCAAATTTAGGTATGATGTAAGCAGTTTTAGCTATGACATACAGGCCTATGTATACACCAAGGTGTTCGACATACCAAACTTCTACTGGGTTGTTCAGGAGAAGGCATACCCATACTTCCCGGCAGACGTCAAGTGCTCTGAAGATACCCTATTCAAAGGGGAGATGAAGTTTCATGAGGCGCTTGAAAACATCAACAACTGGCTCAATGGAAACACAGAAACGGTGGCCCACTACGCCGAGCTTGTTGTCTAATCGAGACAAGATCGTAGTTACAATCTTGTATATTATTTGGCTCTTTTTTTAACCCATAAATTTTTTTTGTTATGAGCAACAAACAATATGATTCGGTACTCGTAGGGTACTCGGAAGAACCTCGTTACAATGACGATGGTCAATTGATGAGTTGGGGCGTCCGGTTTAAGGACTCCGAACTCAAGGAGATGATTGAGAAGTATGCCACTTCTCGCAACGAACAGGGACAGGGTGGAAACATCTACGTCACAATGTTCATGTCCAAGAATGGCAAGCCATGCTGTCGTGTATTCGACCCTAACAGCGCTTCAGCTAAGGAGCGGAGAGCCGCGAAGCAAGCAGAGGTGTCTGTGGATGACGTCCCATTCTAAAGCTCCTATCTACTACATGACCGCTCGTGTCGCCTTCAAGAAAGCGAAGGTTGTACACGAGCGTGTCGTGTGGTTGGTATCCGTCTTTGACTCCCCTAACGATATAAGCAATTATGACAAGCACACAATGCACCGACTCGGCATCGAGTTATACGGAAGGAACACAAAGTCAGAGAAGCAAATTATCGTTAGGAGTATCATCGATAAGAAGTTCATATCAAAATCACGACTAACTATACATGAACACAAGAGACAAAATCAAGAGTAAATGCAAGCAGCTGGAGCAACTGCTTCTGCAGAAGAATGCTAAATATGGAAATTCAGCACTTGAACCGCTGAATGTTTTTTCTAAAGCTAATGCTGTAACTGGCATCAAGACGCGTATTGACGATAAGCTAAAGAGAATTAAAAATGCAGGCCTTGTAGATGATACGGAGGATACGCTACAAGATCTTGCGGGATACATTATCCTCCTCATGATTGCCAAAGACAATGAAAGTAACGATATTCAAGAGCGTATTCGACAAGACAAACCCTCACCACATCCCAATGAGTCAAGCACTTTCTCGGATCAGGGATGGGAAGTCAAGTGGAACGGTTGATGAGATACGAAAAGGCAATAAGGAAAAAAAGAAGGAGCTCCCCGTTGTATGTTTCAGCGGGGAGTTTTCGTCAAGGGCCGATGACGCAATCTTCGAACACTCAGGATTCATTGTTTTGGATTTTGACCACGTTGATGTTGAGTCGACCAAAAGGTCTCTTGCCACGGATGATTTTGTTTATTCATGTTGGACTTCCCCGTCTGGCCAAGGCGTTAAAGCTCTGGTTAAAATCACCAATCCGGAAAGGCATAGGGATCACTTTAGGGCCCTAGTAAAATACTTTGAGAGAACTCATGGGCTTGAAGTGGACGCGTCAGGAGCGAATGAATCAAGAGCTTGTTTTGAGTCATACGACCCAGAAATAATCATTAAGGATGATTATAAAAAGTTCGGTGCTTTCACTACAGAGCATGCGGAAGCTCAGACCCCTACAAACAAAGCCTACGATCACACTGATTACATGAAGCTAAACCTCGCTTGTCGAATGATAAGGCAGGCGGAGGATGGTGAAAAGCACGCGATGCTAATGAAGGCATCAAGGCTTGTGGGTGGATTTATATCCGCTGGCCGAATGGAGGAGGATGAAGCAATCAGGATTTTGCACAGAGAGATATGTAAAAGAGATATTGTTTCTGAAAGTCAGGCTATGTCTACCATTATTGATGGTATAGAGCATGGAAAACAGATGCCTATCAGGGATCTTATTGATGAGGAGAAATCAATTCAGAGAGACATGCTTATCAATGATGGAGACATGTCTTTTATATCGTCTGATGACGAAGATTTTAGATGGATTGACGATTACTCTCAGGGAATGATTGAGATAGGTCTAGATACTGGAGATGAAAGATTAGACAAGCACTTTAGATACAAGAAAGAGTTCGTTGTAATAAATGGTCATTCAAACGTAGGAAAAACAACGACCATGCTTTATTTGATCGCCAACTCATCTGTTCGTCACAATTGGAAGTGGATCATCTATTCGTCTGAAAACAGAACCGCATCTGTTAAGATGAGTCTGATGCAGTTTGCCATGGATAAAAAGGTGGCAGACATGACGTATCTAGAGAGGAAAAACGCGTACAAGTGGGTAATGTCTCATTTCACCGTGATTAACAATAACAGCGTATACAGTTACTCTGACATAATTGTATTCATGGAGAAGGTAATGAAGCAACAAGAGGTCGATGGCATTTTTATAGACCCATACAACAGCCTCAAGCTTGATATGAAGGGGAGCAACATCAACACCCATGATTATCATTACGAGGCGGCTTCAGAGTTCCTGACATTCAGTAAGGCTAACAACGTTGCTGTGTGGCTAAACTGCCACTCCGCTACTGAGGCCCAAAGACGCAAGGGTCCTGACGGATTGCCAACAGCCCCGTACGCAGAAGACACAGAGGGTGGTGGAAAGTTCGTAAACAGAGCGGATTGCTTCATGACGATTCACCGAAAGGTTCAAGCAATGGACACTGAGATACGCAAAATGAGTGAGTTACATGTAAGAAAGGTAAGGGAGGTTGAGACTGGTGGTCAACCAACACTTATTGACGACCCATACTGCCTTGTGATGAATATTTCTCACACCGGATTCACAACAAGGATTGGCCAAAGGTCTCTTTTTCAACCAATTGAGTTTTTAAGTCAGACATCGATGAGTGCCAACTACAACTTTCTTTCTTGACTTTAATCGTTTTGTCGTGTAACTTCGCTGAAAACTTTGAGCTTTGAAGAGACAGAATAAAACAACTACCAAGAAAAGAACATCCCAAAAAAAACAACTTGGTAAGTATAAAAGCTCTATAGAGAAGTATTGCGCAGACCAGTTACGTGAATATGGGCTAGCTTTTGACTATGAAGAACACACGTTCGAACTGATTAAAAAGTTCAGATTTAACAACAAGTACTTTAAGATGACACAAAGGGGGAGGGATATGATTGATCGATCTGGGTCAATCGTCCTCCCCATCACTTATACACCAGACTTTACCGGAAAAGGCCACAACTGGATCATAGAGACTAAAGGATACCTACCATCTCATCATGACTTTCCAATGCGATGGAAGCTTTTTCTTAGGTATTTATGTGAGAATAACTTGAATTACATTGTATTTTTGGCAAAGAATAGCAGCCAAGTAGATCAAGCTATTCAGGAAATAATAAAGTCAATAGACAATGGAAGCATATGATTTGAGTCAGTACTACTTTATGTCGTGCCATAGGGCTCACGAGGTAATAGACGAGCTATACGAGTTGATTCACGATGAAGACGGAAATCCCAAAATAAAATCTGAGGATGTAATTGGCATATTGCATGAAGCTAGGAAGGTTCTAGCAGAAGAATTAGATATGATAAAATCATCCTGTATAGAATACAACGAAGAATGATAGAGATTTCAGTAACTGAAGACATGGTTGAAAAGGCCAAGAAGAAGGCTAGAAGGCATGGGGATATAAAAAATAGCATACGTCGCGGTGCTGGAAATCTGTCAGGTTATCTTGGTGAAGAGATTGTTCTTGCATCTATTAGCGATTGTGTAGAGCACAACACAAGAGACTATGATATAATCAGGTTTAAAGGAACTGACTTTGAATACACGATAGACGTTAAGACCAAGGAGAGGACTGTTGAGCCACAGGAAATATACACGTGTCACGTTGCACTTACATCAGCCCATCAAAACGTAGACGTTTATATTTTTTGCCAAACCATAATAAAAAGGTCTCCTAAAAGAGCTTGGATACTTGGGTGGATGAATAAAGATGAATACATGGCCAAGGCAAAGCTTATGATGAAGGGAGATCTTGATGATTTTGGATGGGAAAATAAAGCCGATGGATTTGTTCTTCCGATATCCGATTTAAACTCAGTTTCAGATATTTAGGTGAAAATGATACATAAAATGATATTGTTTTTTATTTTTAATTTTACGGTATAAACCATATTATTACTATGAAAAACTTCCTGCTCTTTTCTCTGTTCGCAGCACTGAATCTTTTGTCTGCAGCTCAAACCACTCACATATGCGGGATTGAATGCTCACATGTAGATTATGACTTCGAACGCGATCTTGAGATGCGTAAAGCATCTAGAAACCAAGACGTATTTACGAAGTTCCTCCCGTTCGCAATCCACAACATCAACGGAGCTATGGACGCTTCGCAGGTAGATGATGTGTGGGAGACGATTCAACAGGGATTTGAGGGTACAGATATCATTCCATGCAGACACGACGAGTTCTTCTACCAAGAGTGGTCCATCGACCCAGATACAGTATACTACGAGAATTGGCAGGGACCGAATCTTATCTACGGTATGGCATCCATTGCATCAAGCAATACTTTAGGTGAAGCTTGTAACGTATTTGTAATGAATAACTTAGGAACAAACATTGGTGGGTTTAGCTGGCCAAATCAGAGCGCCGAGGTTTCTTACGACGGCGTATACATCCTTGGTGAGTTGGCTACATCAAACACTCTTGTGCATGAAATCGGTCACTACTGCGGGTTGTTTCATACATTTGAAGGTGGAGGATGCTCTGAAGATGACTGTACTCAGGAAGGCGACAGAGTATGCGATACACCACCGACTTACACAAATCAATCATGTTTAATCGAACCATTTTGCCCAGATGCTGACATCACTAACTACATGGACTACACCGGTCCCTGCAGAGACCACTTTACTGATGGTCAGATTGAAAGAATGCACTCTGCCCTTGTCAGCGGAGGGAGAAGCGCTGTTTGGCAATCTGGATCTTGCGCTGACCCTAACTCGTTTGATATTGCTCTGCTCTCTATTGACAATTACTTCGATTGTGACGAGGAGTTCACGCCAGAGGTAAAGATAGCTAACTGGACAAACAATGATGCGTTCGGTGTAGATGTATCCGTGACGATAGAGACTGGTATGTGGATGACTACAGCTAACGTACCTGCAAACACTATCGTCACTCTTGTGGGGGAGCCAATCCCAGCAACATTCTGGAACGAATACAGTGGCACGGCTGAGATATACTGGAGCGAAGATGAGAATGCGTTTAACGACATCACGTCGTTCACTCACGAGCCGAAGGATTTGGCTGTTCTTAGTATCGATATTCAACACGATATCTGGCCAGAGAACGAGCAGTGGAAGCTGTACAAGGAGGGGGCTTGTTGTGGAGATCCGCTCTATGCAAATGGCGTGTATGCAAAGGGAGGTGCGTGGGGTGAATGGACTAGCTACGACAACTGGGATAACGGGTTCACTTACGAACCATTGTTCACTCACGATGAGATTTGTTTGACCGAAGGGTGCTACGGAGGGTTCTTCCGTCACTTCGGATATGGTATGACCCAAGACGTATGGGATACGTCTCTGGTAGATATTCTCGGTGGTATGCACATCTATATCGAATACGGCAGTGAAGGCCCCACAGAAACGCTTTACGAGTACGTAGCAGACACCATCTACGATCATGGTACATACGAGTTCCAGATCGGATATATAGGCGGTCCTTCGTCAGATTATGAGTACGACTTATGCGTAGAGGATAGCTACACCCCAGTATACAATCAAGATTGTATGGGTGACTTTGACGGGGACGGGATGGTAGACCTTCAGGACTTCTTGCAAATTTGTATGGAGATGGGGAAGGAAGATGCGGCTTGTGTCTGTGACACAGACGGTGACTTTGATGTAGACAATCAAGACTTCTTGAACTTTATCGCTGTATACGGGACAGACTGCAATGGCAATGAGCTTGCACCCCCGACAGTGAGACAGCTCGAAGACCTCAACCTAAACCCAGTATACTATACGCTTGATGGAAAGAGAGTTCAGGCTGGACCAGTTCCATTCGGGATCTACCTTGCAGAGATAGAAATAGGGGGGATACGACAGGTAATAAAAGTATTGCAATAAGAAAGGGGCCTAAGCCCCTTTTTTTTATTGCATCTGATTCTTGGCCAGAAGAAGCTTGATCTCTTGAATATCCTGCATAAGCTTCTTGAAGTCTGCCTTGAACTCTTTGTTATCGACCTCAAGGTTGTAAACGCGAGCAGATAGTCTGTTGTAGTCTGCCTGAAATTTAATCCACCCCCCAATGATCGTGCTGGCCACAACAAGAAATTCAAAATGAGATAGGTATTCTTCAATCATCGCTTATGGGGTGTTATTCATTATGCAAATATACAAGGCAAAATTATTATGTAATAGACTGAATATTAGTGATTAATATTTCTTTACCCTAAATCTACCGCCACCCCGCATCTTCAATACACGAAGTGAACCACCATTTTTGAACCCCTCTGCAGTTCTCAAAATGTCGAAGTACGGGAACTCAATGAAAGACCCGTTTTCTGATTTATCGGTTAATCTTGCTGGTGGTATTCCGTATTCTGCAAGCTTGCTATTAATTCTTGGTAAAACTCTATTTATTGTTTTATCGTCAATACGCGTATTTGATCCGATCTTAATAGCATCAGCTTTGTCGATTCCAAATGTGCCTGCAAACAGATCTGGATTTTCTCCTAGTGAGTTTAGTCTTCCGTATTCAACACTATCCAAAATTGGCTCAGCCTTACCTCTCTTAAAAAATCTAAACATCATAGGGTATGCATCGGCACTCATGGTATTGGCTATGCCAAACTCATCGCCAACAAAACTAATCTTACCCCCAACAGGAATCTTTTCTATTCCAGCCATTATTAGCTTACCTCTAGTCAGTGGGCTTGACTTGGGGGCAATAACATTTATTATGTACTCGTTGCTATTTGGCGCAGATTCCACAACATCCATGTATTCCATGGGGTTCTTACTGCTTTCGTATTTAACGATAAGGCCATTGGCTGGATCGGTTTCACCCACAAAGTCTCCGATGTCAGGAACACTTTGATCCGGTGCATTTACCTTAGGAATCTTTCCGGATCTCAAGATGTCCGCCATCTCTTGAATCTTATCGAGCTCTCCGGGATTTTCTATAAACATGTTATGCTCTCTATACATGTCCTCCAAATCAAAAGCCAACTCATCTCTTCTCCACTGAGGAATATTAAACAGATGCGCATTCTCAGAGATAATCTCATCAGCTGACTTTGGCTCCACAAGCTTATCGAGGAGCTTATTCATGGTGTTTAGATTCGATGGTGATACGTTCCAATCCACCCATTCCCTCAACGTTCTGGCATTACCCGGAAGGATTGCCATGCCAGCTGCAAGTGCAAGCTGAGGAATGTTTTCTGCTTCCGCCATAGCTGAAATGTCGCCAACAGGAGATAGCGTTTCGGCAATTGGTGATATCATTTTTACTCCATGACCGGAAGCAGGATCAAACGGCTCGTAGTCTCTTCCATACAAAGTCTTCATACCAGACAATGCTGCTGCCATATTGGCATCGTCCAAAGACTTTATTGGACGCATAGACACACCCGTCGATGATGCCGCTGCTGGCTCAGTAGCCATAGGCATAGGCGGTAACATGCGTCTCTGAGCTTCTTTCTGAACCTCTTGTTGCTCTAGCATACGCAGCAAGTCATTGACCTTGCCGCCATCTTGATATCTTCTTACTCTCATTTCACTTTCACGTATTTCTTTTTCTTCACGGGCTTAAGAGAACCGCCCATGTAGTAGGTACCTGTAGGTATCTTCTTTTTAACAATAGGGTATGGGACTTCTAGGGGTGAATCACCATACTCGATATCCTCTAGATCAAGATCTACCAGCTTGCTTTCTGGAAGTCCAAGCTCCTTGAGCTTTGCGTCAATCTTTGGTTTGATTCTTTTCGCTGCAGCCAGAATTTCTTCTGCCGACTCTTCCATTTGCTCGTGATTAAACGTTAACTGTACATCCACTGGATCAACGCCAAACATCCTAGCCATCAAGTCAGGATTGCTACCCGCGTCGTTGAGATTGTCGTATACAATCTTGTATGAGCCAGTAGTTGTATTGTTAAGAACTTCTGCCTTGTCGGATTCAATGTACTTGAGCAGGTATGGGTATGAGTCTGTGCTCATGCTTCCGATGTCTACAATTCCTCCCTCCGGCACAGCCTTAATCATCTCCCCCATAAGCTTTCCCTGAGTAAACTTAGATACTCCCTGCTTATCTGCAATAATGCTTATATCGTATCTGTTATAGTCATCAGGATTTTTCGATAGGGTTGCTCCACCATGACGGTTATCAAGCTTATACTCCAGCAAAATTTCTGGGTTTCTTCGTGGCTGAAGTTTAAAGGGGCCTATTGATTTTGGTACGCCTGCCTTCACATCCAACTTAGGTCCCTTTTGTACGATCCTAGCGGAACTATACATATGATCTGCGATCTCTTCAGAGATGATACCTTCATTAAGCATCTCATCGGCAGCGTCAGCTACATCCTGCGTAATGTATTTTCTATCAAGTTCAGAGAGATCTGAGTTTACTCTGAAGAACGTGTTGTCAATTCCCTCAGCAACATCTCCTCCAGATTCTATTGAGCTAAGGACATCTAAGATCTTGTCGGAACGGTTTCCGAAATTATCTTTGACGTACCTGAACATTTTATGAAGGGTCTCTGTTGGGATCGGTGCCCAAGCAAGTGCCGCAAGAGCGGTGGCTTCACCATACCGCCCTTGAGTCACCGACTCAGCTATACCCTTAACGTCTCCCGCTCCAGTAAGCTCAGCCAAAGGATAGACGGGTTTGATCCCCTGCCCGGCAGCTGGGTCAAACTCTGGATAGTCTTGGCCAAAGAGTGTCTTCATACCAGACAATGCTGCTGCCATATTAGCATCGTCCAAAGACTTTATTGGACGCATAGATACCGATGTAGATGAGGCAGCCGAAGGCTCAGCAGTCATAGGTGATGGAGGAGGAAGGCGCCTTTGAGCACCTTTCTGTATGTTTTGTTGCTCAAGCATCCTCAATAGATCGTCTACACGGCCTCCATCTTGATATTTTCTTGCCCTCATGTCACCCTTACGTATTTTTTCTTCTTGCTAGCCCTAAGGGAGCCACCCATGTAGTAGGTACCTACAGGTATTTCCTTCCTTATAACTGGATGTGGCATAAGTATACCTTGAAACGGGTCGAACTGACTCTTAGGCAAGCCGAAGGATTTTAGCTTTTCGTCTATAGCCTCTTTTGACCTAGAATAAGCCGCCCTTTGCTTCATTGGATCTGCATCAAACATATCCAAAACATCTTGCTTGTCGACATTAAATGTTCTTGAAAAAAGAACTGGGTTCTTTCCGCTTGCGTTAAGAGACATTAGATTCTTTGAATCAACAATAGATGCCTTACCTGACTCAACATACTTCATGACCAGTGGATAGGAATCAGTGCTCAATGATCCTTCAAAGCTCATGATTCCACCTTTAGGTACTTCTTGAATCGCTGTCTTTAAAAGTTTACCTGCTTCTATTGAAGGGCCATCAGAGGGCCTAGCAAATATATCCATCTCGTAAACCTCCTCATAATCACCAAATGGATCGTTGAATTTTCTAAGCTCCATAAAGCCACCATCTTCAGTGGTGTATCTCATAACAATCCCCTGCGCCACGTCCTCTTGAGTCATTTCTTTTTTAAAGCTTCCAATAGACTCAGGAAGATCTTGCCTTGGCATTGATTTTGAGTATGATTCGATAGCATCTCCAGCATCGATAATTTTCTGACCTATCTCTGCATTGTCATAAATTTCAGTTTCTCCAAGAGCCCTAAGGTCTTCCGCCAATTTACTTCTAGCCTCTTGCGACATATTGAAGATATCTCCAGAAATGCCAGATGTTTTAAGCAAATCAGCTGGATCACCCCTGAATTTTATGATGTCTATAATATTCTCTGCCAGATCCATGTTGCTAGGCCTCACGAAGCTGCCAATACTATTGTACAATCTCTTTACCGTGTCAACGGGTATTGGCGTAAGAGCAAGACCAGCTATCAAAGCTGCTTCTCCAAATCTTTCTTCTTTAATAGACTCCAATATGCCCTTAATGTCTCCAGCTCCAGTAAGTTCCCCTAATGGATATACTGGATTGATCCCTTGAGTTTTAGATGGATCAAACGGCTCGTAATCTCTTCCATGCAGAGTCCTCATGCCAGATAGACTTGCATCCATATTAGCGTCTTCTAAAGACTTTACTGGCCTCATAGAGACCCCAGTAGATAAAGCAGATGCTGGCTCAGTATCCATAGGAAATGCTGGCGGGAGTCTTTTCTGAGATTCTTTCTGAACCTCTTGCTGCTCAAGCATCCTCAATAAATCATTGATGTTGCCTCCGCCTTGGTATTTTCTTACCCTCATTTCCTAGACTTTTCTATAGTTCGACCAGCAAAATATGCACCAAATGATGTTAGCATTAATATTTCCAACAAAGATACATATGAATCCTTAACGCTAAATGGAAGATTATCCATGCTGTCAAGTACCATGGTAACCATAAACATAGACATAAGGACTATAAGTGTAACGGGCCTGATAAGTTTAGCTAGCTTCACATCACCACCCATATCAGCCTTCCATCTCTCTGTAACGTTGTTCTGAAAAGCTATCTCTGCGTCAAGCTTTGCCCTGACTTCTTCTGGGTCTATGTCGGGGTATTCCCTGACAATCAAGTTCTTGACTACACCCAACGCCCCCTGATCTGGAAGGAGATCACCTACTACGTCTAAGACGTTAGGGGCTTTATCCTTTAACCACCTACCTAAATTAGTGTCTTTGATCTTCTTTTCCTCCATTGTTATGGTTTTGGTGGGGTTAGTGGTTTGTATACTCCAGCGAAGATGCCCTCTGCTTGACGCTCGCTAACCCTAGCGTACTGCCTCATGGTAGCGATGATGTCACCCTTACTTACGCCAAGTCTGTTCGCCGCCATAGCATATTCGTGCATCTCCTGCTGTATAGACTTATTAGCCTCGTAAGCTTGGTTCTCGTCACTGTACTTCAGGGAGTTGGCGTCTGACAGTCTTTCTTTGAACTTAACCATCTGGAATCCAAGCTGTTGGTTCACATCAACGTGGTATGGTTTAAACCCAGTGAGCTGACCTATAATTTCTTCTGGTTCGCCACCACTGTCATACACCTTACGTAATGACGTGATTGTTCCGGGCTCTACAACCTCGTACATATAAGACATGACGTCCTGAATCTGCTGAGCCTGTGGTGATTCTGGATTGTATATGGGCTTGCCGTAGTCGTTCACGTTTCTGCTGACGTTCACAAGCCTTCTAGTCAGGATTTCTTCCCCAACGAATGGCTCTATCACGGTGAACAGTCCAGTAGCAAATGAGTCAATACCATCCTCGCCTCTCATAAAGGCATTACCGATCTTGTCGAAGTGCCCGTAAGGGTCTGAAGATGAGAAGTCTATGTATGAGAACTTACCATCTTGAAGATCGTATGGTATAATCTTAGAGTTCTGGCTCCAAGGAGCCATGAACATTCTCAAGTCTTCCTGTCTTTGCTGTTCTTGTTCGTTGTCAAGAAGCTCACCAGCTGCGCCCATGATACCAGCTCCAACAGTAGATCCAGCCATCCCAGTGATTGCGTTCTTCATTCCGACGTATGTGGTCGCACCAGCCATGCGTTTCGCGCCGATTGCTCTAATCTTTGGATTGTCTGACGCCATCTCAGCCTTAGCCTGAGCCATAGTGTTCCATGCAACCCTATATGATTCCGCTTGGAACGATACAAAGTTCCCCATGATCGGGAATCTGCGAATCATCTGCACGGCTTCAGGAACTCTGCTGTATGTAGGGTATGTATTCTTCACCAGCTCAGCCACATATCCGTCTAGCTCAGCCCTCTCCTGTTCGTTGAGTTGATCTGGTGTCTTGCCGAACATAGCCTCAGAATATCTGTTGCTCTCGTTTTCAAACGCAACAATCTTGAAGAAGTCATCCTCCGCTTGATACAGGTCTTCAATTTTCTTTGCCCCAACACGAGCCTTTCTCAAGGCCTTATCCTTGACGCTAAGGTTCTTATCATTCATGCGATTAGCGAGGGCGTCGTCCATGTTGGCGTCCTTGAACATATCTCTTATCTCCCCAATTGCTGCACTCTGCTTCACAATACCAAGCTCCACATATCTATTCATGCGAGCCTGCCATTCCTTAGACCCTCCGGCCAAGTCAGCTTTAAGCGCTTTATATGCGGTATTCATCTGGGTGAGATCGGTATGTCCATTAGCCCACATAAATCCGAGGTTACCGACTACGTTCTTAGAGTGTGTTGCAACAGACCCAATAGTCTTGGCCCACTTGACAGTACCTATAGCTTTCATGTAGGTCTGCATAAACGATGTCATCTGCTCCCCAGCCTTGTTGAACTCATTGGCTATCTCTGGCGTGGTGTACAATCCGTTGAGCGGAGACATAGCCTCGCTGTTTTCAGAAGCTATTTGTGCAGTGAACGGACCGTTCGGTTTTTCAAACAAGAACACACCCTTCCCATTCTCTTTGACCTTGTTGAGGAACCTAGCAGACTCTGCAGTTTGCGTCATCTTGAGAACAGAGGCCGCAAAGTTCTGTGCTGGGTCGGTGTACTCACCCATCAAAGCACGAATCTCCTTGGGTATGTCTTTACGTTCCTTAAGGATGTTGGTGTTCTTGCTATCGCTAGCGGCAGTAACAAAAGCCTTGGCGTCATCGGGGCTGAGGTACTTGTCAACGTACCCATTAACAACTGACTCGAGGTATGCCTCTGCGTCAAGCCCCTGTGGGTTTTTGGTTGCATCAAGATAATCGATGCCCGCTTGAGCTCGCTCACGCTCCCTGATTACATTTTTAGCAGCGTTTATTTTCTCCTGCCCAACCTGATTCTTCCAGTTCTTATTGGTAAATACTTCATAAGATCTAGTCAAGTACTCACCAAGGTTTGAAATCACGTTGTCTATCTGTGAGTCTGGAACAACGCCAAGATTGATGAGGTCGATAGAAAGCTTGTCGATTTGATTTCTCATCTCCTGAGCCAGTCCAGCAAACTCCTCGGGTAAACGATTCAGTCCCTCTCCTCCGCGCAAGGCGTCATCGAAGTCCGCAAGCAATACATCTTCGTCACCCTTGAATCTCTTGAGTAGCCTGTTGAACTCACGAATATGCTGCTGCGCCACGTTAGCAGACTTGGCAATGTTAGCTTCTCTCTGCTCTCTGTCGCGGAACATACTGCGCGGCATAAAGCCGCGAGCAGAAAAGAATCTGCGGCGGATACCATCAAGCTTACTTTTTAGCCCCTTGCCCTTTACATATACACCCTCCCTTTCAAGGGCCTCCCTGTGAGCCTTAGGGTTTTCAACGGGTCCAGCTCTTACTGGGGAGACTGGTTCTGGGGCAGGTTGCGGAGGTGCTTGCTCAGATACTTGAGCTGCTTGCTCCTTGGCAACTGGCGTAGCTTCTGTAGGTTGTCCAAAGAGTTCTTGTTGCTTTTTTCTGACGTATTCATCATGGTCTCTTTTAAATTCTTCGTCTTGTTCTAGTGCTTCGTTTACTGCTTGCTCTTGCTCTGGGGTCTGAGCTTGGTCCAGAAGAATTTGATATGCAGCGTCTTGTGCATCTTGCCCTTCAAGCATAATGGTTTTGCCCTCAGCGTCCTTAAGTGATACGCGAGTGACATTTCCACTATCATCATATTCAATGCCGCGAGTAGGAATGTCACGTTGAATCCCATACTCATTACCATCATATATAAGAGTTCCGTCAGGAGTGACCTCAACGCCAGCTTTATCCTCTGCAAGGTTAAGTTCTGATATTGGTTTGTCCATAACCTCGGCAGCATTGCCGAGATCAATAATGCGGTCGTCAGTCTCAATGACAACCCTGTCCCCGTATTCCCTGTCTCTTCTGAGTTCGCCACGCGTACCATCCTCCATCACTACAATTCTGTTCAGCTGCTCCGATACAGATGGTGATTCAACTGCCTCAGTAGAAGCAGTTATTTGCTCATCGTATCTGGCATTGATTGTTTCGATCTGGGCCTCTACGTTCTTAAGTCTTCGCTTAGCCGTAGCCGTGGTCTTACCCTCAAGCTGCTGTCTTTCGTATTCAAGGTTGATCAGTAGCCTCCTGTCCTGCTCAGAGAACTCAGACGGTATGTCCTTGGAAATCTGATACTTACGACCGCGCTCTTCAAGCAATGCTTGAACCTCTTGGTCGTTTTTGATTTCTATGTTAATGCTCCCCATCTCCTCGTCTGTCACATCAGCAAGCAACTCCATAAGTGTCTTTCTTGTGACGGCACCTCCATTTACTTTGTACTCACCCTTGGGGGCCTCAGTGTTTAGCTGATCGATGACGTTTTGCTGCTCTTGCTTACCCTCAACTGGACGTGGCTTACCCTCCATGACGTCCTGAACGCCAGCGCTTGCTAGAGTGAATGGAGTTTGAACCACTCCGGGACCAGCCTCCATCAAGCCCTCTACAATACTTGGCTCTTGGCCAGACAGCACCTGAGCGCTCATCTCACCGCCAAATCCAGTAGCCGCCTCACCAGTAGCCGTAACACCAACAGTAGTAATTCCAGATCTGCCAGCTTGCTTCATGGCCTTGGCTCCTTTCGAAAGAACGGCCCCGCCAAAAGCATCAACAGCAAATATTGTTCCACCACGAACAGCAGATCTCTTCCTTAGCTCTCTAAGCTTGTTCTCATCCTTTAGAATGGGAGCCACATTCTCGTATGTAAATTCTTTATCTCCAATTTCTTCCTTTAAGAAATCTACAAAAGAGCTGGCAACCTCAACCGTTGCTCCTGCAGCACCAAAAGCAAATGGCAAACTAGTAACCGCACCTACAGTCGCACCGGCTGGAGCGGTGACGGGAGCCAGTGGACCGCCAGCCAATCCGACTGCTGCTCCACCTGCGGTACCACCAGTAAGTATGGCAAGAGCATTGGTTGCTGATGTTGTATTAATCATTCCTGATGAAGAGCTCAGCAGAACCTCAGCCATAGCTTGAGGGTGCTTAGCCGTAGCAGCAAGCCAACCCCACGCCCCTCCACCATTTTCATCCATTGTGGCATAAAAAGACTCTGTCTCATCGGATCTCCCAATGGTTCTCATCTTGTCGTCGTATCTATTTACGTCATTAACAAGCTGATTAATTACCTCATCGCTAACGGCCAAATCACCTACGGCAATAGAATACGGGATAGCCACCATCTCACCAGTGGCTTGACCTTGCCCCCAAGCTCTGGCCATGTCGTCAAAGACATCGCCAATCCTTCCCATCCTGTTTACAAGATCGCCAAAGTCCCCGTCAAGGTACTGAGTCTCAGTACCTTCAACGGTTACGTCATCAAAGATCCTCCCTTCAGACTGCGTTACTGTAGGAGAATCCGAATCTCCACTCGCGACTGCCTGCTGCGGAACTGTACCTGAGGTAGAAACCGTAGAAGCCACTTCCGAAACTGGCGCCGAGACTTGTTGCGGAGGCAGTTCGGCTTTTTCTTTTTTTTTTACGTCGAAGAACTGAGCGTAGAAATCATCAGCACTCTTCGTGTACAGCCCCTGAGACACCAACCCATCATACAGGGACTTTTGTGCCTTAGGCATAGAGAATTGAATAGTGAAATCCTCATAAGACTTTGTGTATAAGCCTTTTTCTGTTAGTCCCTGATAAAGCTGCTGATGAGCCTTGTTAGGTTTTTGAGTCTTTGTTGGATCAGTCATTTATTCCTCTTCTTGACCATAATTATCAAACAACCCGCCTTGTTGAGTGGCCTGTTCTACTTGATTGACAGCATCGTTCACGGCGTTTTCCCGCTCTGCCTGTGGGCCAAATACAATTCCAGACTGTAACCCCTCAAGAGTAATGTTAGGGTCTCTATATGTCCTTCTAATAGATTGCAAAATGGTTTGCACTGCCTCTCTGTCTCTTTGTTGATCAAGAATAATAGTCTTGACCTTATCGTATTGTGATCCAGTCTTCTTAACCGAAAGGTCCATAAGTACAACTTTTCCATTTGGAAGGAAGCCAATCTCTTTGGGTTGAATCTCAAACTGTACCGGCTCAAGAGCCATATCTCCGAGAGAGTATGTGAGCTGATCAATTTGACGCATGAGTGATTGAGCCTCTGAAGAACTTTTATCCTTTATAGCGTCATACCGTTCGTTAAGGTCAGAAAGCCTTCTGTTTTCCTCACCAGCCCGTGGGTTATCAATAACGACTGTTTCCCCCTTTTTGTCAAGCGCAGATAAAACATATGAGCTGCCGTTAACGCCTCCGTACATCTCAAAGTTATTGATAGGCACAAGAACTCCGTCTTCGTCGGTCTCCATGAGCTCCCCGCTTCTGAGATATTCAAGAGAATCTAATACAAATGTTTGACGGCTGTCAAAGTCTGATCTATATATATCAGCGTCTTTTTCCGCTCCAGTCTTCTTCGCTTCGTCTTCCTCAACAATGAATCTAGACGATTCTGCCATCTGCTTAACAAGCTCCTCGTTGATGTCTGAAATGTATTGAGAGTTAAGCTTATAGGCTTCGTTGTTGATATCCCCCTGAATATAAGATGTTACCAATGACTCATTGTCTCTCATTGCGTCTGTAAACAGGTTTACCACAGCCCAAGCCCGCGCCGCAGCAGAGTCTTCGTTGTCAATACCACCATTAACAATACCGCGAGCAACTCTATAAGCCTCATCTCGACTCCAAGTATCCTTGTTAAAGGCTTTAACTGAATCCCTGACTGTTCCTTCACCAATCTGAATAGCACTCTTGCCATAGCGTGCCTGTGTTGGAACGGTGAAGGTGGCTGGGTTGGCCCAAGCGTCCCAGCTAGTGATATCTGACCAATCACCAGTTGGTTCCCCAGTTTCTGGATCGATAGACTTATACATGACGGTTCCGTCAGCCCCCATTTGAGTGACAATGTTTGTACCCTCAAAGGCCTGTTGAGCCTGAATCATAGATTGAGGAGATGCAGCAGACTGCATATAAACTGGAAGCTGATCGTTAAACTTGGCCGCAGACGCCGCATCAGTAGCAACTTTATTGTACGTCTCTCTACTGCTTTGAACCTCATCGCTGTTGTGTGCGGCATAAGTGTTGAACCAGTTTGCAATATCCTGTACAGCTCTGCGTGCAGCGACGGGGTCGTCAATAGCAAAGTTGTTTATTTCTTGCAGCTTCTGATTGTAGTAATCCTTGAAATGCTGGCGCAATGGAGGGATAAGCTTTGATACGTCGTAACCCTCAGTCTCGGAAAGCATTTTGTCAGCTGCTTTTTGACGAGAATTCATTTGATCAACAATAGCCTTTTGTTGTTCGGCCATCATTTTCTTTTGCTGATCAAGCGTAGCAAGTGTCTGCTTAAAGTCGGCTCCGGTCGTAATTGATAGTCCGGTTGTATATGCTACTGGCATTACTCTATTTCAATTTCCATTTGAGGAACTTGGAATTGAGGCTCATCGAAGTGGCTCATCTTTTCCAAGGCCGCAAGAAGTTCTTCGGGCGGGTTCTCCATCTTTGCAACAGCTTGCTTAAGCATCTTAAATGCAGCCATTGTGCTCTCTGTCTGCTCTGGATTGAGAACCGCCTCATTACCAGTCAGCTCAGCCTCTTTCTCCCCAGTTTCCTCATCAACCAAAGCCTTCTTATTAGTGTCGTGGTTGAACTCGCCTCCAGTTACATATATCTGATCGTTAAGCATGCCACCATTTTTCTTAATCATCAAATTATACGCCGATATTCCAGTGTCAATGCCAGTTGCTGGGGCGTTAATCATCTGACCAACACCCTGTCCCTCCGAAGCAAAGCCCAAACCTGCAGCCTGCATACCCTCTCTTCTTATCTGCTCCTGTAGCGCTCTATCGGATTGAATATTCAGGTCCATTACACCCTGCTCCCTTAAGATGTTTGCTTTAGAATACTGTTCAGCCAAGTCTGCAACCTTTTGCTTTGCTTCTGTAGACTGCATAGCGGCAGTCAATTCTGACTGTTCTAGCTGTTGGGCAAGAGCTGGGGCAATATTTGCAATCGTTTGACCAGATCTTGTTGGATCTTGCACGCCTGATGCAATAGCTTGTTGAGCCAAGGCAAGGTTTTGATTTCTAAGATTTTCGATTGCTTCAGCGCCTTGACGCATCTGAAGTTCAGCCAAATCACGCGTTTCTTGAGTGACGCCAAACTGAGGCCCAACCTCAAAATTAAGCTTGTCAAGCCTGTCCATGGCATCCTGAGCGATTTGCTCTCCCTGCTCTCTTTGTTTTTTAGCTCTACTTTTTAAACTAATGCCCTGACCAGTTTCAGTAAGAAGTTTTGTTCCCGAAAGAATTAAGGCTATAGTGAGTGGATCCATAATTGCAAATATAATGATTATTACTTAGAGTGGTCTAAATCAGTTGGCTCGTAGTTTACGTTAAGTGAGTATAGCTCAAAATTGCCGCTACCTAGGTCTATTGCAGCCTCAGCGTATTGACCCCTAAGGAAATCACCGTTTATTTCATTGTCAGTAACGACAAATACATCAATTAGGCTGTCGTTTGAATGCGCTGTAGAAACGTAATCATAAAAACTCGATTGTGCTCCAGATGCAATGCGAATAAAGATTCCTTCATCGTCATCATAACTTTGCACGTCATCCTCAAGCGCGACCTTAATACCGGACCCAACGTCTATGTAAAAATCACCTTCGTTTAGATTAATTTGGCTTCCGGATTCGTTGAAAGACACCAATTGATCATTAGATGAATTAGACAGCAAAATTTTAGCGCTTGAACTTGAACTCAAATATGAGGCCACATTGAATATGTTTTTTAACAAAAAAATTTCTTCAGAAAATAATTCTGAATAGTCCGTATAAGTATTAGACGGGATGAAAGATCCTAGATACTT